GTATTCTTCCGAATTCTCAGTTTGGTGATGTTGCTGTGGTTAATCTAGGTGATTCTGGTTCTGGCACTATTCCTGTTGGTTTGATTTCTGATACTGATGTATTTACTCAAGTGTTTAATAGTACTGCTATGTCTACTGTTTCTGATACATCTACTATCGGTGTTTCTGGAGCCCATTCCGTTTCTGCTCGTCAATCCATGGTTGCTAGGATCAACAATTCTGATGTTGCCTCTTTCTCTATTCTTGCTCTTCGGCAAGCTGAAGCTCTTCAAAAATGGAAAGAAATTACTCAATCTGTAGATACGAATTATCGTGATCAGATAAAGGCTCATTTTGGTATTAATACACCTGCTTCTATGTCTCATATGGCGCAATACATTGGTGGCATCGCTCGTAACCTTGATATCTCTGAAGTTGTGAATAATAATCTTCGTGAAGAAGGTTCTGAAGCTGTTATTTACGGTAAAGGTGTAGGTTCCGGTTCTGGTAAGATGCGTTATCATACAGGTTCTCAGTATTGTATTATTATGTGTATTTATCATGCTATGCCTCTCTTGGATTATTCAGTTTCTGGTCAAGATCCTCAGCTTTTGTGTACTTCTGTAGAAGATCTTCCTATTCCTGAGTTTGATAATATTGGTATGGAGGCTGTTCCTGCTACCACTTTGTTTAATTCTGATAATTTTGATGGTACACTTATCAACGATTTTCTTGGTTACAATCCTCGTTATTGGCCTTGGAAATCTAAGATTGATCGTGTTCATGGTGCTTTTACCACTACTCTCAAGGATTGGGTTGCTCCTATTGATGACGCTTATTTGTATGAGTGGTTTAATTCTAAAGATGGTAAGGCTGCTACTATTTCTTGGCCGTTCTTTAAGGTAAATCCTAATACCTTGGATTCTATTTTTGCTGTTGCTGCTGACTCTACTTGGGAAAGTGATCAACTTTTAGTTAATTGTGATGTTTCATGTAAGGTTGTTCGTCCTCTTTCTCAGGACGGTATGCCTTATTAATATTATTTATTATGGAAAATAAGTGTTCAAATAAGGTTTGTTTCGGTCGTGGTTTCCGTGAGGTAGATCCTTCTATTTCTGCTGTTGGTTTTAATCCTGTTGTTCGTGAAAAGGAGATAGCTGTTGAAATAGATCCTGTTTCTAAATTCTGTATCGAAATTACTGGTGAAGATAATGATAAGTGTTACCGTTATCGTTCTGATATTTCTATGCTTCTTCATGCTAAGGATACTGCTAATAAGATTGGTATTGAAGGATTGCGTTATCTTTCTGAGTCTCGTAGGACGAAAACGTCTGCTATTCAGTCTCAATTGGATCAAATGGATGATCAACTTCTTTTGGATACTGTTAAATCTCGTCATTTGCAGTCTCCTTCTGAAATTCTTGCTTGGTCTGAAAGTTTAACTCAGGTAGCTCATGATCTTGAAGTTCGTGCAGGTACCGAAGCTCGTAAAAAATATGATGAGGAAATTTCTGCCGCTGCTGCTGCTAGTAGTAGTTCTTCTTCTGGATCACCTGATCCGGTTGAATGATAATTCTTTTATTCAGTTTGGTATTGCTCCTTTGGTTGCTGCTGGTCTTGTTGCTGGCGCTGCTTCTTTGGCAGGTAATACTATTGGTACTGTTTCTTCTAATTCTAAGAATATGCAGATTAATAAGATGAATAATGAGTTTAATGCTCTTGAAGCTGAAAAGGCTCGTAAATATCAGACTGAAATGTGGAATAAGACTAATGAGTGGAATTCTCCTAAGAATATTCGTAAGCGTCTTCAGGAAGCTGGATATAACCCTTATTTAGGTATGGATTCTTCTAATGTTGGAACTGCTAGTAATGCCGGATCTTCTTCTCCGGCTTCTGCTGCTTCTCCTATTCAGAATAATCCTCTTCAATTTGATGGTATTCAAAATGCTCTTTCTACGGCTATTCAGATGGATAATGCTACTAAGATTTCTAATGCTGAGGTTTCTAACCTGCAAGGTCAAAAATCTTTGTCTGATGCTAGGGCTGCTGATACTCTTTCTAATATTGATTGGTATAAGTTGACTCCTGAGTATCGTAATTGGTTACAAACTACTGGTATGTCTCGTGCTCAATTGTCTTTCAATACTGATCGGCAAAATCTTGAGAATATGCAATGGATCAATAAAATTCAACGTGCTCAACGTACTGATATTCTTTTATCTAATGAGGCTAAACGTATTATTAATAAGTATTTGGATGATTCTCAATCCTTACAGTTAAATCTGATGGCTAATCAGGCTTTTCAAGCTTTTGCTTCTGGTCGTTTGTCTCTTCAGCAATGTAAAACTGAGGTTACTAAACAACTTATGAATATGGCTGAAACCGAAGGTCAGAAGATCTCTAATAGGATTGCTTCTGAAACAGCTGATCAATTGATCGGTGCTCTTCAATGGCAATATTCTTCTGATGAGCTGTATTCCCGTGGTTATGTTGGTTATGCTCGTGAAGCTGGTCAATCTCGTGGAAAAGGAGATGTTGCTAAAGGCTATCTTGATGAATATAATTATAGTTCTCGTTATTGGAATACTGGTATTGAATCTATTGGTCGTATTGGTAATGGTGTCGGTCTCCCTTTAATGCTTGGTCGTGGTCTTCGTTCTCCTAAGACTATTAGAGGATTCCGTTGATCAAACTGTTTTGTTTTTCATTAAAATGCGAGTATTGTCTCCCGGCCGGAAGATGATACTCTCATTTTTTTTATTGTTCTATTTCTCTTATATTCTTATACAGCGCGAGCGACAAATACAGGGTTCTAGGGTGTTGCCCTAGAGCGTTAGCACCTTGATATCGCCAGAGGCGCATTCGCTTTAGCGAACACTTTTGTCCTTAATCTCTTCCTAAGGTAGCTGTCTTTCTGTCCTTTCCTGTCTTTCCTTCCCTGTAAAAGTTTCTGATTTCCTGGCTGTGAATTTGAAACAGTATTTAACCTTCTTGTTAATTTCTGTTGGCGAAGCCTATTTCATTTTTCCCGAAGGGTAATTACTTTATCTCAGTAATTACTCTCTATACTTGTCATATATACGAAAAATGACACACCCCCCCTAATACACTACTTAATTCATAATAATAGTTAATAAATTTGCTGATTACAATTATTTTTTCATTACTTTGTATGTCTAAAAAAAACTATTATGAAAATTACATCTGCTCAGTGGATTGAAATTATTAAATTGATTGCCACATTTGCCATTGGTATCATTACCACATTATTTGTTCAGTCTTGCACAGCTTCTTTAAGTATTGCTAAGAATAATACTAATTCGACCCAAAAAACTGAGCAAACGTCTACATCTTCTGTGGATTCTACTCATATCAATATTAACCCCAAATATTAATTTAAATTTTATTGTTATGGAAAAACAAGTATTGAAGAAAGAAAATGAGATTTTTGTGAATGGTTTTATTGTTTCAGTTCAGTTACCCGGTGTTCCACCGAAACAGTCATTTGTAGACGCTTCTTCTACTTTAGCAGAAAAGGTTGCTTCTATTCTTGACTCTACCCCTCATGCTATTATTCTGGTTCAGGCTTCTATAGATTTGTAATAGTATAATAGTATGATACCTAAGGAAGAATTATTAACAAAGTATCTTTTTACTGAGTGTCTTCGACCTCAAAGAATTGTGAATCCTTATTCTCATGATGTTATCTTTGCCCCATGTGGTCATTGTAAATCATGTATCATGAATAAGTCGAATTTTGCTACGGCTTATGCTATGAATATGGCTACGCATTTCAAGTATTGTTATTTTGTTACTCTTACATATAAGGATATATTTCTTCCTTACTTGTCAGTCGAGGTTGTTCGGAGATCTGGTAATCGTTATCTCTTTGATGAAAACTTTGAGACAATGGTTTCTACCTCCGATCCTCGGCTTTTAACTCCTGAATATTATCATGATCGTGACCTTTCTCTTGATTCTGCACAAAATGAAGTTGAGCAAGTTTTTGATATAGGTTTTCAATCTATTCCTCGTGATGTTTCTGTAAGATCAAAAGGATCATTTCGCTTTCGTTCCTTTGAGGATGAACCTTTGAAATTCTGTGTTCCTATGAAACTTACTGAACTTCAAGATATTTTAATTAAAGCTAATGGTCATTATGATTATGGTAAGAAAAAGGTAGTTTACCCTTCTCTTGCTGATTGTAAGTTACAGATTCCTGTTCTTCAATCTCGTGATATTGAATTATTTTTTAAACGTTTACGAAGAAATTTAGATTCACATGGATTCACTTCCTCGAAAATATGTTACTACGTTGTATCAGAATACGGACCTCAAACCTACCGTCCGCATTGGCATTGTTTACTATTCTTTGACTCGGAAGAGATCACCAAAACATTACGAGAAGATATATCTAAGGCTTGGTCCTACGGTCGTATCGATTACTCTCTCTCCCGTGGAGCCGCTGCTTCCTATGTTGCGTCATACGTTAATAGTGCTGCTTGTCTACCATTCCTTTATGTTGGACAAAAAGAAATCCGTCCTCGATCCTTCCATTCCAAGGGATTTGGCTCGAATAAAGTCTTTCCTAAATCGTCCGACATTTCAGAAATTTCAAAGATATCCGATCTCTTCTTTGATGGCATTAACGTCGATTCTAATGGCAAGGTTGTCAACATCAGGCCTGTACGGCAGAGTGAGCTTGCGGTATTCCCCCGATTCTCTAATGATTTTTTCTCAGATAGTGATACTTGTTGCAAGTTATTTCAGTCTATCATTGAAACGCCCGAACGCCTCGTTTCGCGCGGCTATCTTGGAATAGATACTCCTAGTTTTGGTTCTGATGGTTTTCGATTATCTAATCTCATACGTGCTTATTCTGAGTACTATGAGCGGAATTTTACCGACTTTTCATTCAGCCTTCGTTTCCTTAGAGGTTATCGAACTCGCGATTATGCTGATGAATTGATATTCCGTGAGGCTCGCCTTTTTGATGGTTATGTATGTAATAAGGATATGATTTTTGGTAGATTATATCGCTTGTTTGCTAAGGTTCTCCGCTGTTTTAAGTTCTGGAACTTGAAACAATATACTGATTCTTGGTCTTTAAAGGCCGCTATTAAGAAAATTTGGTCTCATGGATGGGAATATTGGAAAAAGAAGGAATATCGTTTCTTGACTACCTACTTTGAGTATCTCGAAGGTTGTAATGATGATGAGCGTTTGTTCCTTCTTGTCCGGACTTCTGGTTCTGGTCTTGCTACGGATTCTCCTCATTCTTGGACTTATACTCAACGTGAAGACTATGTTAATTGTCTTCCCGATGATCTTTATAAGCGCTATATGAAAACTCTTAAATGGTTGACTGCCCGCACGGAGAAGGTCTTGAAGGATAAGGTTAAACATAAGGAGTTTAATGATATGCAAGGTGTTTTATTATTTTCTGATTAACTAATTTAATTTATGGCACATTTTACTGGTTTGAAAGAACTTCAAAATCATCCTCATAAGGCTGGTTTTGACATTGGTAGTAAAAATTTGTTTACTGCTAAGGTTGGTGAATTGCTTCCTGTTTACTGGGATATGGCAATACCTGATTGTGATTATGATATCGATTTGGCTTATTTCACTCGTACACGTCCGGTTCAGACGGCTGCTTATACTCGTATTCGTGAGTATTTTGACTTTTATGCCGTTCCTTGTGATCTTCTTTGGAAATCGTTTGATTCTGCTGTGATTCAGATGGGTGAAGTTGCTCCTGTTCAGGCTAAAACTCTACTTGATCCTCTTACTGTTGGAACTGATATTCCTTGGTGTCGTCTTAACGACATTCATAATGCTCTTATTTTTTCTGTTGGTAACACTGCTTTGGGTTCTACTGTAACTGTACCTCCCGGTTTTGGAAATATTTTCAATTTTAATCGTGGTGATACTTCTGCTAAGTTACTTTCTTATTTGAATTATGGTAATTTTGTTAAGAATAGTTCTACTATTGTAGGAACTTCTCAAAATCGTTGGTGGAATACTTCTTTTACTGTTGGTGGCGTTCGAAATTATACTCAGAAATATAATAATGATAATGCCGTTTCTCTTTTTCCGCTTTTAGCTTATCAGAAGATTTATCAAGATTTTTTCCGTTGGTCTCAATGGGAAAATGCTGATCCTACTTCTTATAATGTAGATTATTATAATGGTTCTGGTAACTTGTTTGGATCTTCTGGTATTCCTTCTTCTATTCCGGCTAACAGTGGTTATTGGAAACGTGATAACATATTTTCTCTTCGCTATTGTAACTGGAATAAGGATATGTTTATGGGTATTCTTCCGAATTCTCAGTTTGGTGATGTTGCTGTGGTTAATCTAGGTGATTC